GTAAAATCAATAGTGATTGGTGCTTCGTCGGGTGTGTTGTAGATAAACCCTTCGCTGCTTGAACTAGTAGCATCACGTTGTGTTCCAGCAATGTATAGCTCCTGGTTCGTATCATCATAAAGAATTGAAGTAGGTGTTATCTGATTGCTGTCAGCACCATCAGGTGTAATCCTGTTTAGAAAATCTTGAGTTGAGGAAGCGCCAGTAGAACCTATAAGGAATAGGTTCTTGGCGGGACTAGTAATTCCAATTGGCATTTAACTATCCTCAGCTGAAGTTGGTGTTGCCTTGTCCGAATACTTTGGTTGTACCACCGCTGTCTCTGACAAAGATGAAAGTAAGAATGTCTGTGTTAGGAGTTGGTAGTGGTGGCGATCCTCCAGACCACTGAACACCGTTACCAATCGAGACACCATCGACATTACATGCATCACCATATGTAGCACCAGTGTTACCTGCAATAATCAACGTGACAGTTAGTGCCTGATTGTTCTGTAGGTTTACGTTGGTGAAGTTCCATGTAGTAATAGGAGCGTTTGCTGTTGTTCCTAGAATAGTGTTGGTTCCAGCAACACTAATTGTAAGTACGTTAGATACAGGTGTTAGTGGTGTGGTGAATTGGTTGATGCAAGATTCCTTAGTTCTACCAGCAATGCTGACATTGCCTCCAACATCTAGAGATGTAAGTGTACCAACAGAAGTCAAAGAAGAATTGACAATACTAGTTCCGAGAGATGTTGTACTGATAAGTAGAGCAGTTCCACAGTTAATAAATCCTGTGTTAGGTAGTTTCAAGTTCTCACTGAATACCCAGAAAGGATCAACACCTAGACCATCATAAAGAATGGTCTTATCAATATCACCTTTAACAACTAGTCCACCATCCTGAGCACCAAGATCAGTAGGACCATCAGCAATCAAAGTGGAAACACCAGAACCTGCAATAGCATTACTCAAAGTAATTGTAGAACCACTGATCGCACTGATTGTCGTGCCTGCAGGAATAACAACTCCACCTGCTTGAGTGGTAACTTCCATACCCACAATCAAACCTGTGGTGCTAGGAACGTTAGTAATAGTATCGGTATTGTTTAGCGTACCCGAGAATTCAATTAGAGCAACAGCAGCAAGTTCTAATGTCTTATCGTCGATAGTAATTACTCTACTATCAACTCTAACAGTAGAACCCTCAACAATCAAATCTCCAGATAGCGTAGTCGTTCCACCAACACGGAAATCATTTGGAATAGTAATCTCACCAGTTGAGATACCAGTAATCCAAGTCGTGTCACCAGAACCAATAACTAGTTGCTTACTACCACCAGGACTATTAGGTTGATAAGTTGCACTCGAATCATCTTCTGTGCTAGCAGGACCAATGAGAACGTTGCCACTACCAGTACATCCAAAACCAGCATAGTGTCCGAGGAATACGTTTTCACCACCTACAAGGTTATTGTGACCACTTTGTGCGCCAATGTTAATGTTGTTTCCACCAATGGTGTTAAGTTCACCTGCATTATAACCTAGGTAGATGTTATAGTCACCACCAGTGTTTTCTTTACCAGCATTACGACCGAAAGCTACGTTACCAACACCACTGAGATTGCTCTCCATGGCATCATAACCCATCGCTGTGTTCAACGAACCAGTAGAGTTTACAGAGAGAACACCATGTCCAACAATTGTATTGGTTTCAATTGCCTGACCACCTCTACCAATAGTGATTGGATGGGTATCGGTTCCACGAATGATTAGGTCAGCAGTATCAATATTGACAGAGGAATTGATTACTAGTGTATTAGTTGCATCAGTTCCAAGAGTACCATTCTTCTCAAGAATCAAAGATCCTGCTAGGTTTGTTGTGCCGTTTGTGTTACCAATGTTGAGAGTGGTAGCACCGCCAGCAAAACTAACAAGAGTTGCTGTACTATTGATTAGTGAGAACGCCTGACTTGGAGTAGAAATACTCGTCGAAACAACAGGTGCCTGACTAAACATCAAATTACCACCAACACCAGTGGCGTCAGTCATGATCGCCTGAATTTGCGCTGATGTTGTAGGAGCAAATGCACCTAGGTTATCACTACTGTAAATAACTCTCGAACCTGCAGCACCACCAGTATCAAAGTTAACTGTAACAGCTCCGTTAGTATCATCTGATTGTAGTGTGATACCGTTTTCTACATTGAATGTCTTCTGAGATGTAATTCCTAATTTTCCGTTGACAGTAGGAGTAATGATGAGACCATTAACGGTAGTTGCGGTAGCAGTACCAATGCTTGGAGTACCAGTAAAGGTTGGAGATGCAAGTGTCTTATTAGATAGGACTTGACTTTCACCTTCGGTAACAATTCTCTGAGCAACAGAACCATCCCAGACACGCCAGTAGTTACCAGAGTGGTAGAACTGCATGGTGCTGTAGGTAAGAACCTGACCACTTCCATCTGTTGTCCTATTAACTTGCAGTCCACCAGTACCATCAACCAGACTGACACCTCTTCTCAGTTCAATCGTTGGATCAGTAATCTGTAGTTGAGTGGTGTTGACAATAGTGTTTGTACCATTGACAACTAGGTCACCATCAATAGTAACAGTCGATCCGTTGTCAGAAATAATTGTACTGGACAGTTGTGTGTTAACACCATCCCACTTCAAAACTGCTGCGTCAGTTAGGTTACCTGCGTTAGCAAGTTGAAAATCATAAGTCTGCTTGACAAGACCCGTAGATGCTGTTAGCAAAGCACCCGTATCATCGTTATCAGAATCAAATGTGAATGTGGTAACACCACCTGCTGATGTTGCTTGTACCGTGGTAGCACCACTACCTTCAAACCTAAAGTCTCCAAACGCTAGTGCCCCACCAGCAGTAGCAAGGCGAGTAATATCATTAGTGTCTGTACTGTCAATACTAATAGTAGTTCCAGACTGAGTTACATTGACATTACCACCCAACTGTGATCCACCAGTAATTGTAATATCAGCACCAGCAGTTGTTGCGGGAAGGAACGTTCCCGTAAGACCACCTCTAATTCTTGTTACTGTATCGACAGAGTTTAAAGTAATTTCTGTTTCATCTGGATCTGTTCCAGATGTTGCTTGACCTACGGTAACTAAGTTACCACCAAGGAATGTAATCTTCTTAGTCTTGTATGCAGCACCAGATCCAGCACGAACTTGTGTAATAGTATCCTGGTCATCAACACGAATATCGATAGTCTTAGTGGCATCATCCATCGATAGGGTGACATCACCCGAACCAGTAAATGTAATCGTACCAGACTGAGCAGATCCACCTGCTGCAATTAGGAATGTCTCAGTGTTGTTGTCAGTTACATAACCAGACAACGTTAGAGAATTATTTACTCTAGTTAATTCTAGTGATAGTGGATTGGTTCCTGCAGGAGGATTAGAATATACCGAAACACCAAGAGTTACATCATTCGTAACAGGGTTTGGTGTGGTGCTATCAGATAGTCTGATTAGTTTTTGAGATGCACTCAAACCATCAATAGCAGTGAGCGTGTAAGTAGTATTGGTATCTGGTGTGATTACAGATCCACCAAGAGGAACAGTAACACCATTAATACTAATGCCAGGGTTGACTAGAGCAGCATTAGGAATGTTGGTGAGTGTATTTACAGATCCAGAGAGAACACAACTTTCAAATGTCTTATTAGTAAGAGTTTGAGATTGTGTTAGATAAACATCTCCAGGTGTTCCCCAAGATGCAACTGAACCATCACTAGTAATATATTTTCCTGCACCAGTGTCTCCGTTGAGGACAATATTATTGCCATCCAACGTTAGATTATCACCTGCTACAAGTTCTTCAATCTTTCGTGAGACTTCATTAACGATTAAAGGAAAACGATTAGCCATTTAGCTTGCCAACTGATACTAGTGCTCAGGTTTATTTATGCCTTATGAAATAACGATCTGTCCAACCATAGCACTGTGGTACTGACAAATGTAATAGTAAGTTCCTGGTTGTACTCCATTTGTATCCCAAGTAATAGTCGCTTGCTGCTGACCATTATTTGTTGTGGTTCCTGTAGTAACGGCGTTCCCTGTTCCTAGAGTTGGAGAAGTCTTAATCCAGAATGGATGACCAAGAGCATTTACAGAAAATTCTAGTATGTCTCCAGCACTACAATTGATTGTTGGATCTGCAACACTATTGTGAGTAGTAAACGCATCCGTACCATTAATAATATAGTGACTTGAACCACTGTATCCCACATTAAAAGTATATGTACTACTGACTGTGATATTACCACCTTGCTCAACAAACATCTTGGTGGTTGCTTTCATACCAAGGTTGACTGTATGCAAAGCAGCAATGTCAGTCACATGATGTATCACACTTTCACCTTTGTTACCATAAACCCAATAGGATGTTATCCTACCGTCAGC